AAGGTGGTGGTGTTGATGATACTAAGAGCGAATCAGAACTAGGTGGTAATAATAAGAAGAAGTCATCAGGAACAGCAGGTTATCTATTCTTTGAGAACAAAGATGGATTCATCTTTCAATCTATGGATAGACTATGCTCAGATGGGACAGATTCTTTCGGTGGCACTCCACCAGTAGAAACATACTACTCACGTCCATCTGCTGGTATGCCACCTGATCAGGTATACTATAACATTGAGAACTATGCATTCGATGGTGACATCGACATGTCTGAGAAGTTAAACAACGGAATATATTCTACACACATGTGCTACTTTGATATCTCTTCTCAAAAGTATGAAGAGTATACCTATGACATGGCAAAGACATTCAATAACATGTCGCATCTTGGTAGTCAGGTAACACTAGCAAAGTATCAAAAACAATTAGCATCAAGACCTAGCAGAGTTATGAGTATCCTGCTAGACCATGAGGCATGGTATAGCGGAGAAGATGTTGCTAACCCAGAAGAGGGTGGTGATACACAGTTCCCAGACTATGCAAAATATTATACTGCACAGTCTATTGGTAGAAGATACTTGATGGATACTCATAGAGTTCAGATTGAGATCGCTGGCAACTCAGACCTGAAGGTAGGAGATAAGGTTAAGATTATGCTACCTAACATGGTAGCAGAGAAACTGAGAGAGGAGCAACCATATGATGAGGAGGCAAGTGGCACTTATCTAATTGCTGCATTGTCTCACAACTTTGCATTCATTGTTGATAGTGGAGAACCTCAGTTCTTCACCAACTTGGAACTCATCCGTGACACCATGGGTATTAAAGAATATGCCTCCAAGGTTAAATAAGAGTAGGAGTTATTAAAAGATGGATCAATCTTTATCATCACTGTATCCCATACACCAGATTGGTTCTGACGGATTCTCCTGGTGGATCGGTCAGGTAGAGACCAACAAAAAGGACGACCCTAAAAGGTCTGGTAGATATCGTGTGCGTATCATTGGACAACACCTGAAGACAGGTGACAATGCTACATCTACAGAGGAACTACCATGGGCGCACATCATGATGCCTGTGACCACACCGTTCATTGAAGGTGGAACTGGTGGTGCATCTCCTGGACTGCAACGTGGTTGTTTTGTTGTTGGATTCTACCTGGATAATGACAAGCAGAAACCTGTTATCATGGGTTCTATTGGTGGTGTCAAAGGTGCTACTAAAGATTCATTCCAAGATGAGAATCCAAGTGCTCCACTAAACTTCAAACCTGTCGTTGATCCTAAGACCAATCCAAAGCAGAATCGATCTGCAGATACCCAGAGTGGTAAGAACAAGAGCGGTGCTAATACAGACAAGGGCGTTGTTGATGCAGATAAAGCAGATCTGAAAGATGGTGCTCCACCTATATTATTAGCAGCATATGCAAAGCACAGTGAAACTAACCCCACTGGTGGTAAGAGTTGTATTGTTGTTGCTAACCCTAACTGTGGACAAGAGAATAATCTTCGTAGTGGTCTGACTAGAATCGTTGGCGATCTTCTTGCTGCTAACCAAGCATCAGGAGGAAACATTGGCGACTTCTATGTAAGTAAGATCAATGGTCTTCTTTATGATGGTATTGGACAAGCACGTTATCATATTGGTCGTGTTGTCAGACTTGTTAAGAGTTTTATTGCTAGAGGTAAAACAGAGATTACTAAAAAGTTACGTGAAGCAATTGATTTTCTGAATAAAAATCTACTAACCACAGAAAAAGTAGTAGGTAATACTGGACCACTCGCAGATCCAGATAAAGCATTCAAACCAATCACAGAGAAGAGTAATAGACTCAAAGCAGTTAAGAAGATCTTTGATGATATCTTTGAGAAACTTGGTTGTAGTATCGCAGACATCACTGATACTATTGCACGATTCATCACTGATCTGTTGATGGGATTCATTCAAGATGTATTCAATAATGCTGCATGTTTTATAGACACACTAGTTGATGGCATTCTGAATGAGATCCTTGCTAAATTTGATGAACTTGTCAATGTAATTCTTGCACCTATCCAAGCAATTCTAGAAGCAATTGCTGCACCATTGAACTTCATCGGTGGAATCATCAATAAGTTCATGAAACTACTGGGAATCACTTGCACAGGACCTGCTCAAAAGTGTGAACCAATACAAGAAAAATGCACAGACTGTGATAGTAATGATGGTGGTGATGATCTTGATAAACTATTAAAACAAATTGAACAAGGAGTCGGTGATACGTCTGCATTTATTTGTGATGAAGCAAAACAAGTTCCTAAGAAGAAACCTACCGAAATTTCATTTGTTGGTGGTGTTCCAGATGATCTCTCACCATCTCCAGAAAACACACCACCATCTGGTGATGCTGTTAGCGACTTCCCAATTCCAGAGATAGATCTTGACGAAGATTTTGACGATGATCCTATTGATGAAGACAATTTACCTGATGATGGATCAATTATATTCCCTGATCCTGATGATGATGGTTTGCCTACTCTACCACTGGGCGATGAACCATTCATTGAAGTATACACAGAGAGTAATCTATACAAAGAAGGAGACACTATTGTCTACAATCTAACAGGTGTTAATATTCCTGACGGAACTGAATTTAATTACGAACTATCTGGTCCTACTATTACAGAAAGTGACATCATTGGATCTCTCACAGGAGAGTTTACTGTCACAAACAATGCTGCTACAGTTTCTGTTGTTCTTGCAACAGATGAGGAAGTAGAACAAGCACCAGAACTACTGATCTTTACTGCTACTACAAAAACTCCAATCATATTAGATACAGATAATGATGGAACAACAGAAGAATTTCCATTAACGACTTCTACTGATGTTGCAATTGATAGTGATGTTAATGATCCAGTATTGCCAGATCCATCACAGGTTGCTATTTGGAATCTTACTACAGATAAGAATTCATATCAGGAAGGAGAAGATGTTCTAGTCACAGTAACTACACAATATGTTGCTGATAATACTGAGGTTGATTACTACATTATTGGTAGTGGCATTACAGCAGAAGACTTTGTAAGTAGAACACTATCTGGAACTCTAGTCATTAAAAATGGTGCTGCTGCATTTGTCATTGGTATTGAGGATGATAGCACTGTTGAGGGTATCGAGAATGCAACTATTATTCTTGCAAGTAAAGGAGTTAGCACATCATTTAGCATCACTGAAGCAGGTGGTGAGGAAGATGAAGTAATAGATGATAATAATGATGATGACTTCACAATCAAGAAACCAATCGCTGGTGATATTGTTACTGATAACACTGGTGCTATTGTAGAGATTCCTATTAAAGTTCCTGGTGGACCATATCAGACTGCACCTCAGATCATCATCACTGGCGATGGATATGGTTCTGGTGCTGTTGCTCTGCTCAATGATAAAGGGTTTGTTACTGAAGTCCGAGTCACTAGACAAGGTATCAACTATGTTCCTAATACACCTGACGAAAACAATCTACAATGTGTCGTTGATTCCTTCACTCTGCTATCTCCTGGTAGTGGATACACTGAAGCACCCGTTGTTCTGATCAATGGAGAAAGAGATCTTGCAGAGGCAGTTATCGATCAAAGAGGATTTGTCGTCAGTATTAGAACACTTGACAGAAGCAAGCGTTATACAGACATGCCTATTGTCGCACTATTAGGTGGTGGAGGCGGTGGTGCTCGTTTCTTACCTAACATGGTTTGCCTAGATAGTAATGAACTTGAGCGTAAAGGTTACGCCAAGATTGGAACTGGATCTTACGTTGATTGTCCATAATGTCACAAGAGAAAGCAACAGAACAAAAAGCAAGTTCTGAACAGAAGAAACTACAAAAAAATGGTCCAGCAAGACCTGAAGGTGCTGATGCGCCCGAAGAAGGTCAGTTTAGTAATGAAGATTTTAATGTAATTGCCACCAAACATGGGTGGACAATGGGAACCTATACAAACAAGGATGGATCTACAGGTTTCATTTTAACTAATGGTCAATCGATGTTCCACATCGATGTGAATGGTAACATCGTCATGGCAACAGGTAAACCTGGACAGTCAGGTTGTGGTGGTAAACTTGTCATTCATGCTAAAGATCACCACGAAAAAACTGACACCTATGCTCTACATGTTCGTGGTAATGATGATGAGCAGACTAAAGAAGAAGATGGAAGCACTACAAAGACATCACCATATTCTATATACGTTGAAGGTGATGTTGCCATCGAATCACAAGGTGGTGATGTTGGAATCAAAGGAGATAACATTACACTAAATGCAGTCAATAATTTAACTTTACGCGCAGGAGAGAATATTAACATAGAACCTGCTGAAGGTCAAGGTAAAGTAAATGTTACTGCTGCTGATATTAATATGGATTCATCATTCACTAGATTTACTACTAGTGGTGGTTTTTATGTTGATGGATCAGGTGAGTTTTCAGTCAACCAGAAAGATCAGATAGGTGCATCAACATCTTTCAATACTATTGGAACAGTCAACCAAGTCATCAAAGGTGACTATAATTTAAGAGCAACTGGTAATCTACAACTAGAATCAGACTTTGGTCACTTGTTATTCAAATCTACTAAAGGTGGTATGGCAAGAATCATCAATGGTGATGATACTAGCACTGTAAGAGGTTTGAAGGATTTGACTGTCATTGGTAAGTCAGTGAACCTTGATGAACCACCTGCAGCATATAAGATGACACTAGGATCATCATTGAAAGGTTCGCTTGAAATTAAAGGTGCATCGTTCTTTAATGCTACATTTGTTGGAGCATCAATCTTTAACAGCACCAACGTCAACATCGTTGGTAAGACTGCTGTCACCATGACAGGTAAATCAATTTTCTTGAATTGATTACGTAAAACTCGAAAAATTTTCTCTGTCCAAAAATACCTAAAAAAGTCGAGCTTGACAAATCCTCACAAAACGAGTAGGATGACTCTGTAAGGGTTGAAGGGTTACTGTGATTCTAAATACATATGGGAATGAGTGAGAGTATGCTATCTACACAATACCGATTACGACTGGAATTTATCTGTAAATGCATTGCAAATGGGGAAGAAGTAAAATTATCTGATATGATTTGGGCGAACAAATTAGCAAAAGCAAATACTTCTGCTAATGAGATGTTGAAGATGGCACGTAGGCAAATCACATATAAAATTGAAGAAGGTAGCACAGACGATTTTTTGAATAGAATGGGTTTAGGTGATCCCGACCCATCCAACCATAAGAAGGGATTCACTGATGCTGACGATATCAAGAGTTGGTTTCACCAAGATAAACCTGAGGATTGGCGACAACGTGACTAAAAAACAATACAAACAATTGCTACTGGACCACTTTACAGAGCAATTAGATAAACTTACAGCAAAGGAACTGAAGGAACTTGCTGCGAGACATACATGAAGGATTATGTCTGTATCCCCATGTGGGATTCTATTTACGAGATGATGCGCTATCATTGGGTTCACAAGTCCGAAAAGGATCCTGTGCAATTCGTAAAAAGCCTCAACCCAGAGCAAGAAGTGCTATGAGACAACTGTTCCTAGT